ACAATATTCTTTTTCTAACTCCATTGCCTTATCTATATAAAACAATGGCATCAGGTGCGGCAAATGCTATGAAAATAAGAGCTAAGCGCCATCGCTAGTAACAAAAAACACTTGTTCCTTTTTTCCTAGTAGTTCGGCCGCGCTAAGAATATAATGATCATTTATATCCATTAGAAAACTATATTTATGAATAATATGTTTTAATTGAAACTAAGAAAATCGTGTTACCTGAATTGTAAATGATTCAATAATATCACGAATAGCTTTTCGCGCCTAGTATTTTACATCATCTGATTTATCTTTAGAATTTTTAATATGCTCTAATTCAATTAAAGTAATGGGGCTTATATAGCATTTTGGATAGCTATTTAAGGCCCCATTAAGTATTGCTGACGTATCTAAAAAATAAGTCATTATTTATCACTTCCGAGAATTTCATCAACTAAATTACAATCTAGCATTTCTTGCGCGGTCAGGAACCATTGATGTCGAGACTTTGAATCATATTGTTCAGCGGAAATACTAGTGTTATTAAGGATAAAATCTCGGACACTTTTATCTACTGCGTCATTAAATGTCATAATATCTGCCGCGGTTTTAGTCTCACTTGCAGATAGTGCAACATATCCGTCATGAATTAGTGCATAACTACTTGGGTAACACATACGATGAATATTTTCATTCTTTCCACCAGCCGCGAGGATGACAGTTGCCATCGATGCGGCGTAGCCTGTTACAATAATATTTAGCTTCTTTTTATAATGAGTTAGATAATGGGCAAGAAAGAATCCGTCTGATACTGAGCCGCCAGAGCTATTGAGAATAAGAGTTACAGGGTTAGAATTGCTGTCTTCTTCAAATTCTTTTAGCGGCATATATACATATTCAACAACATTCTCATCAATATCTCTATTAAAAACAATAGTACGCCTATTTAATAGCTGATGGAAATATTGATAAAATATTGGATCAAGTGTGCTGACGGTCTCAGGTACAGTAAGAAATTCAAAATCCATAAGTAACTTCCTCCAAATTATGAGAGAATTTTTTCAAGTGTGCAATCTTTAGGATCAATATCTTCTTTTCTAATAGATTTCAGATAAGGATGCCGCACAGAAATTTCATTATCTCCATGCGCGGTAGAAAGCATCATGCCTCCAATTGTAACTGGGCATAAATACCACTCTTCAAAATTGTCTCTTAAATCAGTTTTAAAATCTTCAGTCAATCCAGCTACTTTACATAGCGGGACGATGTTATTATTTTTATCGTAAACACCAACGAGAATAGCACCGGGCCAGTCATAGTAATAACTTTTACTAATTGGAGTATATGGTTCTCCCAATTGATAATTAGAAAAATACTGTCCAATTAGCTTTTCACCAGTTCTAGTATTTTCCCAGAATTCCCAGTTGACGATATCTTTTCCAGTATATGCCTTAGCTGCATATTCTACTCCAATAATAAAACAATCAATTAGATTTTCAATTTCTTGTTTTACCTTTAAAGTTTTATGCGCGGTTCGTTTACCAGGTTCGGGACGTCCATCCACCCTATAGCATACAACTCCCTCTCCACCGCTTTGAAAAATAGCGGCGAGACTATCAAAGAAACTGCTATTCATAGGATGAGACTGAACCGCGGTAACAAGAGGATGGTTAATCTTCTTTGCCGCCATACGAACATATTCTTGTCGTTCAATCCAAGGCATACTCATTAAATCTTCGCCTTCATAATACCAGACATCAAAAATACGCCATTTGAGTTTTTGTCCTCTAAATTTATTATTTTCAATGTCTCTGCGATCTTTAGCAGAAAACTTTACAGTCTTCTTAATATTTTCATAATAGTCATTATCTTGAATACTTCTAGACTTAGGTGCAGTTGAACGTAAAATTGAACCAACATCTTTATCAATGCCGCCATCAAGATAAATTTCAGCCATAATACGAGTTGGTTTATCAAAAGCTTGAGAAAGTGCGTCCCAGAAGAATAGTTTATCTTGAACGCATCCGTATTCACCTGTTACTTTAGATAATCCACGAGTAATAACTCGCTTATCACCGTCAAAATCACAAATAAAAGCGGAATAATTACCATCAGTTTTTAGCTGATAGTAATAATTACCACTCGCAATCATTTGTTCAAGTTCTAGCTGCTTCTTTTCTTTAGAATAAGTAGCAGAAAATGACCAGTATCTTTCTGGTTCTAATTCTCTTAAGAGCATAGAATCTCCTTTGCCAGTACTGCGGCATTATTTGTTAGATCAGCAAGAGTACCGCTGTTATCAACCATATAATCAAAATCATAATTATCAAGTTCTGTTTCACTAATATGCTCATTTTGAGCTTTAGTAAAAGCAGGATTTAGCTTATATGTGCCGTTCTCATTTAGACGGTTAATTCTTACTGTATAGGTTTGTTTATTAAATTTTTTTACAATATTGCCTTCATTTATGAAGCGCCAGTCAGGAATAAGTACAAAATCCCAAGATTCTTCGGTGGCAGAAATAAATTTTGCGACGATTTCTCCCCAGAAAGTAGGATAAGCTTTTCGCACAATATCAGTACCAAGCTTTTGTAGTAGCGTGCGACCAGCCTCATCTTTTTCGCCATTCCAATTAAAATATTCCTTGGCAAAAAATTTAACTGCGTCTGCAAAATGAATTATTAGTACACGATAATCTTTGTTATCAAGGTAGTTATAAAGATACTTAGCAAGTTGATCTTTTCCGGATGCACTTTTACCACTAATCAGAACTACTTTCATCTTCTACTTCTCCATTCTATTGTAATACTTTTAATTTTAAACAAAAATCAATGAAGTCTTTTTCTGATTCATTAACACAAGTATCAGAAAATTCTTTAATCATTTTAATGGCTTCATATAAATTATCTTGCTAGAGCGCACGGTCAATTAAAAAATTAGCTTGTTTCTTAAATCTTACAGAAACATCAGGAAACAGTTCCGTCATTGGCAGTCTCTCCACGTTGAATTTTATTTAAAATATCAAAAAATGCTTGGACTTCCTCGCGGGTTTCCAATACAATTTTTCGCTTAGGTTTTGCCGCGCATCGCTCATCGTCATCAGGCATATTTATAACATAATAATATTCGTGGTCATCTTGCGGTGCCACTCGTGAGCATAATAGCTTGTTAGTTTTCTTACTATAAATATTAAGGGTAACAATGTTGTCTTCTTCAATCTTTTCTACATTCCTGCATTCAGGTTTAATCTAATCTAAGAAGCCAACATATTCATCTCTAGTTACTTCATACAGTTCTTTATTATTCATTTTGTAGTCCTCGCCAATTCTTTTTTAATCCATCAGCCGCGGCTTGAGCGAGTTCATCAGCTTCTTCGTTCCAAAGATTATTATCATGTCCTTTTACTTTTCTAAAATCATACCAAAAATCATCGAAGTAAGGAATAATTTTCATCCATAGATCTTGATTTGCTACTGGTTCATTTTTAGAGTTCATCCAGCCATTATAAAGCCATCCAAGATACCAATCTTTTTGATAGCAATTAATGGCATAGGCGGAATCACTATAAATAATAATTCTTTCAGCGGGGCGGCGGATAGTTGCCGCGTACTCCAAAGCTTTGCAAATAGCTTGCAACTCCATTCTTTGATTGGTTGTTCCGTATTCACTACCCGCCGCCGAATAGATTTCTCTCGCGTCTCGAGACGCAACAAAGGCCCAGCCGCCAAATGTCATAGCCTGACCGGACTTTTTAAGAGAACCATCGGTATAGATTTCGATACTGGGAATGCGCTCTTTGCTACGTCTTTCCATTTTTCTACTTCCTTTCTTTTGATAATATTATTATACTATAAAATTTTAAAAAAGGCAAGTATTAATCTTCTTTTTTGGTTTCTATTAGATCCATTTCTTGAATCGCGGCATTAATTTGCGCGGTTAAAGTTGCGGTATCTAAATCAAAACCTTGCTCTTTTAGCCTTTGCTCAACATAAGCTAGTTTTTCTGCGCCCCGTCCTGCACCATATAGTTTTTCGGCGGCGTAAACGGCTACATGCACCGCGGCCTGAAGATAAGTCCGCTCTTCGCTATTTGTATGCGCGCGAATCCAAGGAATAAGGTACACAGTAATAATTGCAGCAGCAAGTGTAATAAGTGCCTAAAATAGTGGCGTTAAGTTAATAGCTGTCATAATATCCTCCTCATGGATAATATATCCATTTCATTAAGGTAATTTTAATTATATTTTACCTTTATTATTTTTAAGAAATTCCTTCTCGGTTTTCTAAGAAGTCATTCCTTCTAATACGCTCTGCGTATAGCTCTTCAATATATTTATATTCGGCTTCAAATTCACCATTACTATCATCTGTTTGTTTCAGTAATTTAATATATTTCCGATTTAGTTTATCTATGTGGCGATACTCGTCTTTGGTATGCTTTCTGCCATTGTGGCATGAGTTTGCAAAATCAAGAATCTCCCATCTAATACGGTCTTTTTCATTTTCAGTTACGTCACGTTCAATTTGTGATACTTTGGCAATAATACCATCAATTTTACCACAAGCGTCGCTTGTTATATTTTTTCCTACCC